TAAGTGGGAAGATGAAAAAGAAGTTTACTATTTACAATGGGATGCGAAGCAGGATGATAAAAAAATGCTTCAAAAGTTTATTGAAGTAGCAAACACGGCATCGGAACTAATAGGACACAACGGAGATAAGTTCGACCTCGCTTGGATTAGAACACGCTGCTTATTTCATAAGATACCTATGTTCCCTTCTTACGTTACTATTGACACGCTTAAAGTTGCAAGGCAGAAGTTTAGATTTAACAGTAACAAGCTAAATTATATAGCTGACTACTTAGGCATTGGCACTAAGATTAAAACAGAGTATAGTTTATGGAAAGACATTGTTTTGCATAAAGACAAGGTGGCTATGGCTAAAATGATTAAGTACTGCCAGAAGGATGTAGTTTTATTAGAGCAGGTGTTTAACGCACTTAAAAATCACATTGAACCGAAAACGCATTATGGAGTTTTATTCGGAGCTGATAGAGGTAGCTGCCCTGAGTGTGGTAGCGATGAGCTTATTATTGTAAACAGACGCACAAGCTCAACAGGAGTTAAGAAGGTACAATTACAATGCAAAACGTGTAATAAAATGCACACCAAAACTGACAGATAACAAATAAAAATGCACAACCAGATATGCAGGATAGTAAGATATTAGCAGCCGTAATAGAAGATATGAGAAGCCGGGAAGCAAAGGGCAAAGAGGAATATAAAACAACATTAGATAGAAATGATTTGAACCAAGAGGAGTGGATGCGATACGCATATGAAGAAGCATTAGATTTAAGTTTATACCTAAAAAAAATTATGATAATCAATGCGACTCAAAAAGATATTTAGCTTCGGCAACATATTAGACCGCGATGCTTACGAGCAATTAAAGGAGCTTGATTATACCAACCCAAACTTTAAAGGTTGCGGAGATGAGTTCCAATACAATCGTGAGTGGTGGGTTATGTTAGACGAAGGTATTATTGTAGCTTACTGCGGTTCGATTTATAGCAGAGGCATTTGCATTTTCAACAGGGCTTGGGTTAAAAAAGAATATCGAGGGCAAGGTATTCAAAGAAAAATGATTAAGACCAGAACCAAAGCTGCGTCTATTACCTGCCATATAGCAATCACTTACACAACATTAGACAACTTCCCATCTGCTAATAACCTTATAGATTGCGGATTTAGGCTTTACATTCCGGAGTATATGTACGGGGGTAAGGATAAAATGTACTTCCAAAAGTTGCTATAAAGTTGCACTTTGGTACAACAAAAGGTAGTAATACTACTACTTTTGGCTCTATTTTATTACATTTTTTGTAAAGTTTTACCTTTACTTTATGTAAATTTATGAGCGATAACCGGCTTTTTATTGAGCGATAAGCCCTGATTTTGTACGTATATGCGTACAATCTTACGTACAAACGCAACTAGGTTGCAAAAATAATTTTAATAATTTTGCACTTTGTATTGTTTATTGTAGTATATTTGTGCAAACAAAACACAAATGACACATTTAACCAACTACCAGAAGTTCCAATTCGAGAGATTTGGCAACATCTTACTGCAAGACGGGAGCAGTACACAAAACCCGTATGACCCGAAATTACTACCTGAGAATTACGATTACGAGGATGACGACTACACCTTTAATCGCTGGGCAGAATATCAGTTTAACTTAAAAATGCAAGAGTATGAAAATTGAGTTTGTAAAAGAAACGAACCTAAGAGGAGAGGTTTATTATTATACTGTTGTAGATGGTAGCTACCAGTCCGACACTATCTCGTCTGACTATTCACAAGCCTATGAATTATTTATAGCTATGAAGAAAAGACAAGAGCCTACTATTGAAGTATTAGAACACTGCATTATTGACACCCAAAACAAATAACAATGAAAAAACAAATAGAAGAATTATTAAACTTAGGTTTAGACCTAGATAAGTTTTACTGTGTAACACTTTTTTACGAGATAAAATTACAAGGATATGCAACTGCCTCTTTAATGGAGCATTTAAGTGAATTAGGATATGAATTAAATTTTAACAAACAAAAAAATTGGTTCGAATGTAATAAAAATAACGTAAACATTACCTTAACTTTAAACAAATAATATGAGCCTAATTAAAATCCAACAGGAGCTTAAAGCACCTAAAAACCAATTCAACGCTTTTGCAAAATACAAGTACAGAAGTGCAGAAGATATTATAGAAGCAGCAAAACCTATCTGCCATAAGTACGGCTACGCTTTAATGTTAAGCGACGAAGTAGTAGAAGTAGGCAGCAGGGTGTATGTAAAGGCAACCGCTTGTTTAAGTAACGGGGAAGACAATATAACCTGTACTGGACTTGCCAGAGAAGAAGAAAACAAGAAGGGAATGGATGCTTCACAGATTACCGGAGCAGCTAGTTCTTACGCTCGTAAGTATGCCCTTAATGGTTTGTTTGCAATCGATGACACAAAAGACGCAGACGCTACCAATGAGCATAAAGACGAGGTAAGCGAAGGTCAAAAAGCATTCTTAATTGAGCAGCTAGACAAAACAAAGTTTACCGAGGACCAGAAGGTAAAGGCTGCCATAAAAATCAATGCCATCAAGACCTTAGAGGAGTTTAACAAGATTAAAGAAACTATAAAGAAAAGCTAATGAAAACCGCAATGCAAGAATTAATTGATTGGGCTAATCAATATAAAGGTCAAATGATTTCAGCAGACCAAGTTGTATTAAAAGCACATAACTTACTTACAAAAGAAAAAGAAATATGCATATTACTCGCAGAAAAAGTATTAGATAATTTAATAGAAGAAGATATTAACCAAAACGAAAGCTAATGAAGGAACTATTACCATTTGAGAGGCAAATGCTTCTGGCAGAGGTTTATCACTATGCTTGGTATAACGAAGAGGCATATAAAGACCTATTAACTTTTATAGAAAAGTATTCAACAATTATAGACAAACCAGTATTTTTTAACCCAATCAATAACAATGACACAACAACAACGCATCTTGAATCACTTGCTTACGGGCAAGACCTTGACACCAATTCAGGCTCTAACAAAATATAATAGTCTGAGATTAGCAGCAGTAGTATTTGAACTTAAACGCAAAGGCTACAAAGTACAAACGGAATTAATTAACGTAGGTACGAAAAAACGTAGTAAATTAGTAGCTCAATATTCAATTAAAAAATAAACAAATGACAGAAAAAAAATGGAGTGCAGGTGCTTGGAAAAAGCAGACCGCAAAAGGAGAAGTAATTAATTTTACAATCGAGAATGTTAAATACTCAATGTGGGTTAATGCCTACAAGACAGAGGAAAAGCAACCAGATTATAAAATTTATGTAAATGATTTTAACCCTGAAACCAAACCAACTTATTCAAAACCAAAAGAAGATACGGAAGGACTGCCGTTTTAATTATGCTAACGAGAAAGAGAGATGTATCAATAAGACAGTTAAAGGAGTTATATTATGCTCAACGGAATACCCACATACAACTTCATGAAATGATGTCGCAGCTTGGACTATTAGGCATAGAAGATAATGAGCCGGTAGGGGCTGACATTGGTGCCAGAAGCATCGTGAAGCTGGTAGACGAAGTATTTGAGTGCGATGTGTTAAAAAAAGATAGGTCTTTAAAAACTACCTTTGGTCGCAAGGCTGCTGCGTATTTACTTAGAAGGTACACTAAATTGAGCCTTAAAGAGATAAGTGCGTACACCGGCACAAAAGACCACACGACCGCAATTCATAATATTAAACAGGCAAACAACCTAATTGACACGGAAGATTGGTTTAAAGACAAAATGAAAAAGATTTGTAAAAAGATTGAAATTACCGAAAATTAGCTTATATTTGCAGAATATAAAACACATTAACGAAAGTCGAGCCGATAATGTGTTTAGTGGTTAAATAATAGCCCCTGATAGCTCGACTCTATTGGGGGCTTCTTTTTTTACACTATGGCAAAAAGATTTACAGACACGGAGAAATGGAAAAAGCCATTCATTCGTAACCTCTCAGCACCTTACAAACTTTTATGGCTTTACATCTGTGATGACTGCGACCACGCAGGAATATGGCAGGTAGATATTGATGTAGCCCGAATACGAATAGGGGAGCAAATAACCGAGCGAGAAGCTTTAAAATTTTTTGGAAATAAGGTTATTACAATAGACGATGGCAATAAATGGTATATACCCTCGTTTATAGATTTTCAATATCCTAGCGGACTTAACCCAGACAATAAAGCACACGGGGGAATTATCAAAGTTTTACAAAAATTCAATTTAATAGATGACGAATTTAAGCCCCTTGTAAGCCCCTTATATGGTGCTATGGATAAGGATAAGGATATGGTAATGGATAAGGATAAGGTAATGGTAAAGAAAAAAGTTGTTGAAAACTTAAATTCTAAATGTAATTTTGAAGAAGCCTTAGAGTATATTTCAATACGTTTAGGAACTGAAAACGGCAAAACAGAAGCCCAAAAGTTTTTTAACTATTACGAGAGCAACGGCTGGAAGGTAGGTAAAAACCCTATGAAAAATTGGAAGGCAGCAGCAAATAATTGGATAACTAACTCAAACACATATGCAAAAGGAACTACAAATAATCAGCGAAAACTTAACAAGCACGAACTCGATAACCTTGCCAATTACAACTACATCCACTCTACTTCCTATGGAGCAGGAGATTATGACAGCATTTTCGGGCGAGAGGATGCGGAGCATAAACTCTACAATATTTAAGCAGAACCTTGTTTACCTTATGCAGCTTGTAGGAATTATTAATCCGGGCGAAGTAAAACTTGCAATCTTAGAAGATTGGATAAGAAGTGAATACGGGAACTTTACAATAAACGAGATTAAAGTAGCGTTTAAGCAAATGGTGGCTAATGACTTTATAGACCACTACCAGAATTTTAGCCCTGCCTATTTTAGTCAGGTTATGGATAGATATAAGAAAAAAGCAAACGAAGTACGCAAAATGATACCACAGGAACGAGTAGAAGCAATACCTCACTTAACTGATTTAGAGATAATTGATTACAGTTATCAGGAGTATAAAATTCTAGAAAATAGAACATTTGATAAGCTCTTTAACCCATTAAGCGTATTTACAAAGCTAAATGCTGCCGGAATTAAAATCTGGACAAAAGAAGATGGAGCACTAGCTAAAAAGAAACTAATGGAAATTATAACTTACAAGGCTAACAAAATGGATATTTTAAGTGCTAAACAATACAGGGATGAGTGGACTGAACAATGGTTAAAGAACCAAGCCAGAGCAGTAGCGGTTGCGTTATTTTTTGAGGAGCAAATATTACAAAACAAAACAACATTCAAATGAGACACGGCAGTTTATTTAGCGGAATAGGTGGCTTTGATTTAGCTGCTGAATGGTGCGGTTGGGAAAATGTATTTCATTGTGAGTGGAACCCGTTTGGTCAAAAAGTATTAAAACATCATTTCCCAAAATCAATAAGTTACAATGACATCACTAAAACAGACTTCACTATTCACAGAGGAGACATCGACATCTTATCAGGGGGCTTCCCTTGCCAACCATACTCAACAGCAGGAAAGCGACTTGGCAAAGAAGATGAGAGACACCTCTGGCCGGAAATGCTTAGAGCAATACGAGAAATTCAGCCGGAATGGGTCGTGGGCGAAAACGTACTCGGCATTGTTAATTGGAACGGGGGAATGGTATTCGAAGAGGTGCAAACTCAGTTGGAAATTGAAGGGTACGAAGTACAAGCGTACATACTTCCAGCTTGTAGCCAAAACGCACCACACAAAAGAGAGCGTACTTGGTTTGTTGCCCACTCCGACTCTGCAAGAATTTACAAACAGCACATTCCCACCAAGCCAAAAGAAAAGATTGCACATAGTAGGTTATTTTTTGAGAAAAGGGATTTCTCCTCATTCCCTACTGAACCCCCAATACTTAGAAGAGATGATGGGATTTCCGAAAGATTGGACTCTAAAACCTTTTCTAAATGGAGAAACCAATCTATAAGAGCATACGGGAATGCTATTGTTCCGCAGGTTGCTTATCAGATTTTTAAAAGTATTTGTTTATATCCACAAGTTTAGTTTAGTTTTGTAATATGACGGCAAACGAATTAACCAAAGAAGCAATTAAGACCTTAAATAAAAATGGAGCTTTTGTATGGCGAAATAACAATTTAGCCGTAAGAGGTAGAACATTTATAGGACTTAAAGGAGTTCCAGATGTAGTAGGCTTTACTAATCAAGGCATAGCCGTATACTGCGAAACCAAAGCAACAGGCGACAAACTTAGCACTTATCAAATATCATTTTTAAATTTAGCAAAAGCATCAAAATGTTTATGCTACATAGCAACTGAGGAGAACGGCAAATTATCATTAAAAGAGTATGAACCGGAATAGCATTATAGTTCAGTTGTGGGATAGTAAAGAACTAAGCGACGCTATCAGTAAAATGCAGCCAGAGGAGTTGCAGGAAGATTTACGCAGCGAATTATTTAAAGTGCTATGTGAAATGGATGAGGATAAGCTAATTGATATGCACAAACGCAACGTATTAAAGTTCTATTTAGTTAGAACAATGATTAATATGATGCAAAGCAATACGAGCCAATTTTATAGAACTTACAGGAAACCTTTGAATGCAGAAGTAGAACTGCACGATAGAGATGAGGAGCTGCTTAATAGAGTAGAAGATGAGTTAAGCAAACTGCATTGGTTTAGTAGCGACCTACTTAGGCTTTATGCTATCAACCATAACTGCAACGCAAAGGAACTTAGCAGGGTAACCGGCATACCTTATATGACAATACACAGGGTATTGAAACTAACCAAGCGTGAACTTAAAAAACAATTACGAAAATGATAAGCTACTATGCAAAATGTATGCGATGTACTACTGATTATCCTAAAAGAAATTTAATAAGAAGGATAGTTTCATATAATAAATTAAAGTTAATACAATCAAAATATAATTTTAAAATAAGTATTTTATGATACTAACAATATTAGCAGCGATATGCTTTGCTTTATTCTTTGTAGAGATACACCAATTCCATAGGAAGTGGAAATTAGATTTTAAGCCTTTTAGCTGCACGAGTTGTTTAGCAGCTTGGGCAGGTTTGGTTTTATATTTACTACCTGCAATATGTACAGATGTTATTGCGTTTGTATTTATACCAGGAGTTGCAGCACCTTTACTTTCAAAAATAATGTGGAGCTTATGGAAATAGAACATCGCCAATACTTAGACCTGCACAGACCTAACTATGAAATGGTCCAGAATGGTTATGTAAGAAATATAGATTTAGACATCTTAAAAATGTATGAGCATATCTACCGAAAATATATGAGCCCAGATTTTATATTAACTGTATGGTGCAGCCATTGTATTTTTGATATGATTAAACGCTTATACGAATGGTACGACGCACAACCTAAAAAATAAAATAATGGCAAACTACATCCACCCCACAGCTATCATTGGCGATAACGTAATTATCGGAGATGGCAACTACATCGGAGCTTATTGTATAATAGGCGACAAAGCAGAGCATAAGAAGTTCTGGCAAAAAGAAAAAGGCAAAGTATATATTGGCGATAACAATGTTATTACAGGGCTTGTAACTATTGATGCCGGAACTGAGATAGATACATTTATAGGGAATAGTTGCTTTATAATGAAACACACACACATAGGACACGACTGCCAAATCTTTGACAATGTAACAATAAGCTGCGGAGCTAAGATAGGCGGTCACTCGATAATTGAAGAGGGTAGCAATATAGGACTTAACGCAGTCCTGCATCAGTTCGCACACATTGGAGAAAACTGTATGATAGGAGCAAGTGCTTTTTTTAAAGGAGAGGCAAAATCAAATACTAAATACGCAGGAGTTCCGGCAAAAGAAATAGGCTCAAACATAAGATAATGAAAGTAGCAATCTTATTACTAACACAAAACAGGCACGACTTGACGCAGCGTGTAATTAACCAAAATTTTTTTAATTCTGGTTACAATGCGGACTGCTATTTAATAGACAACGGAAGCGACACCCACGAAAACTTTAACTATCCGTTTGCCGGTTACGATTTATCAAAAGAAAAGCGAGGCATAGCAGCCGGAGTAAATGCAGGGTTAAGGATAACACAAAACTATGATGCGGTTTGCTTGTTAGCTAATGATATACTATTACCAACCAATTGGCTGCAAAATTGGGTTATGTTTTCTCAACGTGTGTCAAAAACTGGCATAATTGGAATACATTGTGTAGAGGAGCTGCCACCATTAGTAGACGGGGTACATAAAACGCACACACCCTTTGGCGATAACTTTATCACTCGTGAACTAATAGACAAGGTAGGCGGTTACAATGAGGAGTACGACCCGTATGGAATGCAGGATAGAGATTACGGAGAAAGAGCAACCATTACAGGATTTACTAA